CACTTGAGGCGCTAAAGTATGTTTCAAAGTTCCAGTTTCCGCCAGGTATCTCTAGCAAATTTGGGTCGCCAGCATCGGTAATAAACGAGGCTATATAGCCGTCTGCATTAATTGTAAAATCCGTTCCAGCTCCCAAAATTGGGACTTTGTTCAATTCCTTATAAGCAACTCCGCCGATTGTCCCTTGGGCAACCGAGCCATTTAAATAGTAGCTAACCGAAGAGCCTCCACCGCTAGACTCTGGAAAGTCAGCCAAAGAGCCATCTCCTCGGATGTATTGACCAACATTACCAGCTCCTCCTAAAACTTGCGATTCTGTAATCGATAATCCAGTAGCAGCCGTTGCAATTGTTACTGGTAAGTGATTCTGTCCGCTTCCAGCTGGATCGGTTGGACTTTGCCCCTCGGAAACAATGAATCCAGGAGAGGCTGGTTTACTGCCTTCTCTTACAACACTTGCTCGAAATTTGTTAATATCTACGTCTGCCATTTATGTCGTTGGTTCAATTCCTAAATCGTAAAGCTCAATTTGTGCCGTTCCTGTTCTGCAATTTAGCTGATAACTTACCAATGCCCAATACCTTCCGTTAAACAAGAACGATCTCCACGGGTCAATCTCTCTTCGCTCCAAAGTTGCTAAAACTCTGTAGTTTGTTCGTCCTTTCAAGTTAGCTAACTCTTGCACAATTACATCCAACAAAGGTAAAGCTTCTACTCCATCTCTGCTCCACTCTTCAGTAACTGGATTGCCAGCGGTAAGTAACTGCATTGCTGAAGCTGAGTTACTCGTAATCGCATCTCCAATGTATGTATCGTAATCTGGATGCACGTTCGCATAAGGAGATCCGGTAACCGCTTTAACTCCCAACTTTGCAAGCGATAATCCAGCGGTTTTCTCAATCTTTAAAGAAAGGTTGTCGTATCGGATAACGTATCGATTTGGAGTTGCTCCCGTACAAATCAGCTGGTAAAGTCTAATCTCCACCTCGCCATCAACCGGGACAAGTACGTTATTAATCGCAATACTATTCCAAACAGATCCAGCGGTAACTGAAAACTGCATAATCGTAGGAGTTGCCGTCCAATCAAATGTCGATAATGTATCTCTGTATAAATATTGATTTCCAACCTTTAGCATTAAGCCAACCGAATGCCCTCCAGGAGTAACTGCATAAGATGTACTAACTCTCTCCACCATGTACTCAAATGTTAGAGAAATTGTATTGGCATTTTCTTGAGCGATTGTAATGGCTCCTCCGGTAGTATTCGTATTAGCTGAAATCCAGCTGATATTTGGATCGCTTGCTCCCGCCGTTGATGTAGTTGTCCAAATTTGTACGTATTCTCCGCTAGAGTCCGATACGTATTGCACAAGAGCAGTATTACCGGTTGGAACGCTGCTAGGTTGCAAACTAGGTATTGCCATGTGATAATCCCAAAGCAAAAGTTGGTAAGTATTTGGATAAGGAGATGCAACGCTATTTAAATTCCATTCAGTACTTAGAAACTTGGCATCAAAAACTCCTCCTTGCGAATCTCTGTCTAAAACTCCTAGATTTAGATAAGCATTGAACTCTGTAAATACTCTTCTAGCAGTCTCCTCCGGTCGGTTAATATCAGCGTTTATATCGTCTCCATTTACAATGGTTTGACTTAGTAAAAGCGATTGGTTTGCATCAAATGTAAAAGCCTGGTAACTCAGCTTATTATACTCATTTAAGCGAATAACGTAAAAGGTATCTTTCCACAAAAATACTCGAGCTAAGAATGGATTTACCATCCGCTCAATCGTTTCTTTTAAATACAATTGCTCATTCTCAATTCTTACTCCGTTGGTAAACTTTGCGGTTTCTCCATCGGTATAAATTGCGTTTAAAGGGACATTAAATTGCCTAAATGGAGTAATAGTATCGTCCATTCTAGTTTCGTGGATGTTAACACCTATAAAAGTGTTTCTCTTGTCAACAAAGCTCTGATTTAAAGCTCCAACAATTGCCGAAAGAGCTTCAGTTCGTGGATCTGGCCAAGATGAAAAGCTAGACCTAATCGAGTCTAATCCTTTTAAGCCATCAATTGCAGTAAATTCAAAGAGCTTGTTTCCGCTAGTATATGGACTTGTAATAAAATCAGGCGCAATGTATCCGGTAAAGAAAGGTTGCAAGCCGTCAAATTGTAAATAGTTTATTTTACTTGTTCCAGATGTTGCACCAATTACAAAGGTATTATTCCCAAATGCAATGCTTTCAAAGGTTGCTACTGAAGCAGCTGGTATTGCAGTCCAAGAAATTGCGTTAGTCGAGTAGACTATTCTATTAGTTCCAAAATTTGTAACTCCAACAAAATAGCCGTTTCCGTAAGTAATATCTTGAGGAGAAAACGGTATTGTAACACTTGTCCAAGTCAACCCATCAACTGAATACCTAGATCCAGTTGTAAATTTACCATCGGCAAAATGTATTGTTGTAGATGAAAAAGCCGTAGCTTGCTCATCCCAATTTATACCATCGTAAGAGGTAAAAGTAGTTCCTCCTGGAGATGTATCGCAAACCGCAACCCAAATTCCATTACCATAAGCTACACCAGTAAAAGTAGGAATTATTGCAGTTGTTCTGGATGTCCAAGTAATGCCATCTGGGGAGGTCATAATTCGATTAGTTCCAGATCTTGCTACTGCAACAAATAATCCGTTTCCAAATGCAATATCTTGAAACCACATAGCCTCACTTGGAGTTCTTGCAGTCCAGTTTATACCATTAGGAGAGGTTGCAATAAAGCTTGTTAAAACTCCTGAAACATTTGCATAACCAACGGCAACAAATAGTCCGTTTCCAAAAGTAACATACTCAACACTAAAACCAGTTGGAACTGTATTCCATGTAATTCCATCGGTAGAATATTGAATTAAAGAAAATGTTCCAACAAACATTCCATTGCCAAAAGCCATTCCTCTAAATCCTTGAGCTGGAGTAGCAGCTTGCCAATCTGTTATATCATTTGCTCCAACCTCGGATAAAACTACTTTCCAAGTCCGATTACCTCCAACTAGAAACTCGTTGAAATCTCCAGTCTCTCCAGCGATTGTAAAATCTACTGAGGAGCCTATAATTGTCTCTAAGGGATCGTTTCCAGTATTACCCCAGTTGTAAGTTATGTCGTTAATTTGGAGAGGAGTAACGGCTCCAGAATAGCCTGTTCTTAAAATCTGCAAATCCCAAGCGTTACCACCATAATTCGTAGCATACCCCCCCTGATATTTTAATCCGTAATCATTTACCGGTACGTTTTGACCAGTCAAGACAACGTACATTTTTGTATCTTGAGCTGGCATCGTAAAACTAAACGATAGCGAAGAGGATAAGAAAGAGTTGCCTGGATTAGTGTACCACAATGCAGTATGAAATCCAGAGCCTGGAGCAACTGCAATCGTGAGAGTAGCGCCTTCAGTATAAAATTGAACTGGCTCAACTCCGTTTACTGTAATCGTGCCAAGTCCTTCTCGTACAACTGCTTGAAATCTGTAGTCTGCCATTATCCTTTATTTATTCTGTTATTAGCTTGACCTAAAACGTAAACCAAATCTTGGCCTTTTACTACGAACTCGCCGCTTACATCTCTGTTTTGCTCAAATAAACCTCCTTGCGCACCTCCTCCGGTAAAGCTAGATCCTCCACCTACTCCAGAGCCTCCTACGGATGCACCTCCGCCACCTCCACCTCCGCCAATACCAGAGGTAATACCTCCACCTCCTCCGCCTCCGCCAATTTTAGCTCTAATAAAACCAGCCAAAGCAATTAAGGCAACACCAGCAGCGATTGCGGTTGCTGGATTTTTAAATGCCAATTTAATAGCAATCATTCCAACACCTACTTTAATAGCTGCTTGGCCTAATCCTTCTGCAATTGTAGCAACTCCACCTAATAAAGCTTTACCAGCCGCCTTTACAACATCTCCTCCAGTAGCTAAAGCCTCGCCAATGGCAAAACCAATATCTCCTAATCCATTTACTGCTCCATTGGTAATAATAGCCGAAGCTTCAGCGTTAAAATCCTTTAGAGCTAATAGAAAATTAGTTTTTTTAGAATCGTCTATGTCTGCGATTTCTGGCTGAATTTGAATACTTGCGGCAATGGCATCTAAATCTAATCCTGGCTTTAATGGAACTGCAATTGATTCAGCCATCGCCATAAAATTAGCATCTACTTCTTTAGCTAACTTGGCTTGACGTTCTAATAAAAAGTTTGCAGTATTTATTTCTGGATTTCCAGCTAAAAGTACTTTATTATATTTATCCCAAGCCTTAGAATACTCTTCAAATTCCTTAGCCTTTTCGTCTGCACTTACTTGATTGTTTGCTTCAACAAAAGTATTAACTCCAGCCGCAGCCTCAACCGCTGCTTTTTGTACGAATTTAATGCCTCTAGCTTGAGCCTCTAGCTGCGCTCCATAAATAGGATTGAGCATTGCAGCAATCTGCTTACCAAATGTTACAAAACCATTTTCTCCAGTAGCCTGAGCAACCGTATTAACTGCACCTAATGAGGTTACTAGCTTTTCGGTCATTGCATTAGCCAAATCCAAAACTCCAGCAATTAAACCACTAGAAGAGCTTCCAAGAGTTAATTGTAATTGAGTAAAATTGTCTTGCAAATTAGATATCTTACCGCCTACGGTTTCAGATATTGCTGCCATAGATCCACTTACTCCTTCAGTCTCTCCAAGGCTTAAAATATAGGCTTGTATCGCTTCATCTGTTTTTTCTACTTCAGTAGTTACTCCTTTAAAAGTAAACGCTACGTTATCTCCTTCTACCTTTGCTTTAATTCCAAATTCCTTTAAACGCTCAAACTCTCCGGTCATTGCATCCAAGGTAGCTTCGGCTAACTGATCAAAAGATTTACCAGTTGATGACGCTAAATCTCCTAAAGCAGTCATTTCTCGAATAGTTGGAGTAAAACCTCTATTCGCAAGCTTTACAAAAGCTCCGGTCAATTCGTCAACCTGGAAAGGAGTTTTAGATGCAAATTCCACAATTTGATCCATTGCAACCTTTGCCGCTGAATTACTTCCTAAAGTATTGGTTAATACCGCTTCCATTTTCTGGAATTGTGCGGTTGTATCAATTATAGCCTTACCAAAACTTAAAACGGCTCCTACAGAAAAAGCAGATCCTAAAGAAGCTAAAGCTGAAGAGGATATCTTTTCGAATTTGTTAAATTCCTTACCAGATTGATCTAGCTTAGTGTTAACCTCATTAAACTTTTGGTTAAACTCGTTAATCTTAGCTCCGATTTCAACCTCTATTTTTGGATTTGCCATTTTTCTCTAGTTTAGATGCAATTTCCAACAATTTCTTCGCTTTAGCAAAGTCCTCATCTGTTGATTGGAAAGGCTTAATATTTTGTTCCCAAGGCAATGGCCAAATTTTTCTAGGAGATAAGTTTGTGCCTTTCTTTAAATGTGGTTGTAAACCTATCATAGCATGAACTCGTAAACTCTCTATCATGTCTTTTTGGTCAATCTCATGGCCTTTTATTAAAGCCTTTAACTCTTTCCTACTTAAACAAAAAAGCTGCTCATAAGGTATTTTTGTCCTACCTACGAGCAGCATTAAATTTTCACGAGCTGAATACTGCTCGCTTTCGTCTTCACTTATGTTTTTTTTTCCTCATTTTCTCCAATGCCTAGCTCTTGTAAGAGATCAGCTAAAACATTGTTAAAAAGATTTATTACATCTTTACCATCAACCCAGATTTTTAACTCATCCAAGGCAATTGGATTTGTACTTTTTCTTATGCTTGCCACTTTATGGCATTCGATAAGCAAAGCATAAATTAAATCTAGTTTTGGCATTTTGCCACTTTGAAAAACTTCACTTAGGCTTTTGCCAGTAAAGTCTTCAAAATTTGCTAATGCTCCAAGGTTTGGGTAAAAGTAAATCTCTCCTTCTTTATAAGGAGCTGAATGGTACTTAGCCATAAATTATGTTTAGGTTGGTATTACGCTGATAACTGGCGCTCCTGCAAAGTCAAAAGTTCCAGAGAATGAAACCTGAGAGTTTCTTTCTGCGGTAATTTCAACTGAGTTTAATTGTGCATCAACTGTGATAATTTTATCGCCAGATTCAGTACCGCCAAACACCAATTCAAATACTTTTCCGATGTCTTCCATCAAGTCAAAAGCTGAAAGGTTAGATATTCCGGTAGATGCAAAATCAAGATCTCCAGAGAAAGAAAAGGAGCCAGATTTGTCGCCGCCTTCAAGTCTTACTCCGTAATCGCCAGTACAATCGTTTCGAACGATTACAGACTCATTAGAAATAGAAACCGAAGCGGAGGTTTTGCAAACGACTGGAAGAGAGTTCCACTCGAATGTAAAGAAATTTCCTAATTGGTAAGTTGCCATAGCTTATTCGTTTTAACAAATATACATAAATTTTTATTTATCAAGAGACAAAGAAAATATCGAGAGTGTAGGATAATATTTTTTGATAAGCTATCTGGCTAGATCCTTGCTCAATTTGAACTCGAGAAAAGTTTTTGCGGATGTTAATCGCTTGCAAGTCGACTGGCAAATTCAAATACTGCAAAGTCATTTTTTGCTGAATAGCATTGGAGATATTCTCCGATAATTTCTTGCCTCCGCTACCTTGTGGAAACTTTGTAACGATGTTAATCTGAAAGGTTGCGTTTTGCCTAATTGTGCAATCGTTATTAGTCGTTTCGGCTTCGTTCTGGTCGGTAATTAAAACGTAAGCAGCTGAATTAACATAATTAGCCGGATTGATTGTTGGCGGTAATTCAGTATCGTAAACTGGCAAAGTAACTCCGCTAAGAGTTAAAGGAGTTATTGCGTTTATAACTGCTATTCGTATATCTGTAGCTATTTCTCTCATCCTAAATCCTTTTTTATTTCGTTTTCAATATCCGTTACCAAGTTAGCCGTATTTCTAAAGAAAGCTGGCATAAGGTAAGGTTGTCCAATTATTCGTCCACGTCCGTTACGATAAAATCTCCTTGCTACATCTCTAACCTCTTGAGTATATTGAGGATTAGATAAAATCTCTCTAGCACTTAATCCCGTGCCAAATTCTAACCAAGCCTCAATCTCAAATACTGGATCTCCAGATTGAACTCCAACTCTCCAATTTAATCCGTTATTCTCTGCAACTTTATCAATTCTTTGCTTAATATTTAAAGGCAAACCTTCCCAGGTACTTGGAGCGTTTCTAATTGCTTCAATTTCAATATCAGTTGCCGTACTTGCTAAAATATCTTTTACCGCCTCAATTACAATATTTTCTTGCTTATCAAGATCCTTTAAAGCCGCATCTAATCCTTTAACTGTTACCGCCATTATACTCCAATCATTTGAATAATATACTCTTTGTGTTGCCTCTGGTCGTCTAATTGGACGCTTGTAATTTTGTAATACCGGTTGCGGTAATAAACCTGGTAATTCTCGCTAGGGATAAATGAAACACGGTATTGAATTGCGATAGTATATGTATTTGGTAATACCATTTCTCCAGCTTCTAATCCGTTGTTTCCTCTGGTTTGCTTTACAGATGCAAAGGTAGCTAAGGACGTTCCTGGAGTTATAACCGTACCTCCAGCTCCATCCGGTACTGGCGAAAAGGTTATAAACCCAACCTTCTGGTCGTATTTTCCAAAGTTTATAATACAACTAAATCAGCTCTATATTTTAACTCAGTTGAAATACTAGCTTTTTGAGCGTATTGCTCTTGAACGCTAATAATATTTTGTCTAAAGGCAAAATCCGTTGCAATCCTTTTGAGCATCGCAACATGCAAATCTTGAGGCAATGGATTAGAGTTATTGAATCCAGCGGTATAAGTGTAATTAACCACTTCTGTTTCGTCCGTTGTTACATCCGCCACCCAAGGGCCAATTGGATATATTCTCTGACCTGATTTATTATTCGTAATAACCACATTTCTTTGAACATAAAGCATTCCAGAGGCTTTCTCTGATTCAATCCTAGCAGCTGGAATTAATTCGTTAGTAAGTAAAGTATCCCAATCGGAGAAATCGATTTGAAGCCAGGCCTTTGCCTCTGCCAATGTAATCGGCTCCGTTCCAACTGTGGAGCTATAAGTAATTTCTAAAGGTCTAATTACGCTCATTTCTTTTTAAAGTCTTGTTTATCCACCTTAATCCATACGGCCAATCCTTTGTCGACTAAATATGTGTCGTAGGTCTTACCTACGCTCAAAATTTCGCCTTTTTGGAACGGCTCGAGATCAACCAATAATTTTATCATAAAGATAGTGTTTATTTCATTAAATGTTTTTTATCATTCCACGGCTCAACGTCTTGCCAAAGTCGGTAACCATGAAAAACGTAAAGCGATTTAATCAATCCAATTTTTAATCCCATCTCCTTTACTCGCATCGAAAATAGAGAGTCAAAAGCCAAACTATTCTCAACAAATTTAATTTTTTTCCAAGTCTTGTACTGAAATGCCATAAAGAAGCCAGCAATATATTCTTTTATCTCTTGGATGCCTTCGCGCTGGTAAGTTAAAGCTATTTCGTAATGCCTTCTCACGTCTAATTCGTAGTTAAACTCATTATTGTGCAACTGATGTTTAGATCTTAGTCGATTGGTGTAGCACCCAACCAATCCAAATTTATCGCCATCTAAAGCCAAGGCATCGTAAATGCGCTTTCCCCAGTCTCCGGTTAGATACATGATGTCTCCATCTTGCATTATTATCCAATCCTCATCTTTTGCGTTTAGGCTGCTCAAATATTCATTATAGGCTTTACCTATATTTTTATTTAAGTCGAACGGATTCGAGTAAAATATCTTTAAAGGTTGATCCATGTACGCTCCTCGTAAAAGTTTAAATTCTTTTCTGAATAAGGGTAAGCAAAATGGCACTCGTTTTTATCCGCAATTATAGCTGGGAATCTTTCCGTTAAATATCGATTCATCTCATACTTATCAATCCTGGCTTTTACTTTCTCTGTATTAAACCAATAGAAAGAGCCTGAGTAATGAAACTCTTGCGGAACGTAAGGAGGGCAAGGTAAAAGCTTACCACAGATGCCAGAGAATAGCTTACTAGATATATCTGGAATCGTTTCCAAGTTGCCTTTGTATAATTGCTCAATCCAAATGTCCAATCCACTCCAGACAGGTCTAGAAACTCCTTTACAATGGGCGTAAAAGGTAATCCCATCCTTTACTCTATTAATCGAGTCAATAAAATGAACCGACTCACCTAGTCTTGAATTATTTTCCACAATCTCAAACTCGCAGTCGCTTGGTAGGAGCGATTTTAACGGCTCTAGGAAAGCTTTCCCATCTACGGCAACCTTGACTACCTTTTTACCATTAAATACGCTCCAGTACTTGTTTAATAGCCTTAAATTAAGTCTGTGATAATACGTTAGCTTTCCGCCGTAGTAAATAAAGTAAATTAGATTTTTTGGAACGTCAACGCCCATAAAGTAGGTGTTTTTGGTTTCTCAATCATTTTATAGCCAAGGCTTCTAAACATTGACATCCATTGAGTCTCGCTTTTAATATTTATATGTCCCCAATCTGCATCAAAAGTCGTTGTCTCTGGAGTAGATGAAAACAGAATAACTCTTGGTTTAACAATCTCTAAAGCTTTACAAATCTCTTGATCGGTCATATGCTCGGCAACCTCTATCCAAAGCATTAGATCCGCTTGTCTTGGCTTTTGGTAAACCTTTAGCAATGGGTAATTTTCTTTGCAATAATCTCGATGCGCCTTGAATATATCTTGCCCAATAATGTTAAAACCTTCTTGCCTTAAAACCTCAGAGTAAACTCCAGTTCCACATCCAAAGTCTAAAACGCTATCTGGCTTAAACTTTTTGCAGTAATCAGCTACTTTTTTTGCCAATGCCACAAAATCTGGATTATCCATCGTTAGCTGAAAGTCGTTTAATTCAGCTTGCAAAAATTCATTTTCTGTCAAATTCATATTTCTCCGCAAGTTTTACAATTTCTTTTATAATGCATAGGGCATTGAGTACCGTCTGCATTGCAAG